TTGTCTCCGCTCCGCCACTTTTTCGTGAGTTTGCGGAGGATTTGTGGTGCCCGCTTTTCTCAAGTGGGTCGAACGACATCTCTTGGAGAATGGTGCCCCGTGCCGGCACAGGAATCGAATATCTCCGTGTTTAACCGTGGATCACGCCGCCTCACGAGCCTTTCTCCACAGGGAGTTTCCTTGTTTGTTCACGTATCATCGTATATCGCTGAAAGCCATCAAATCTCACCTGCAAAGGTGGACAGAAAGGTGGATAGATGGGGCGAGAATTAAATAGGCTGACCGCCCTCAGTATCAAAAATTCCGGTCCTGGAAAGTATGCTGACGGCGGCGGGCTTTGGCTTCACAAACGTGAGGACGGAGGCGGTCAGTGGGTCCTGCGTATCACTGTCCATGGTCGCCGCCGAGAGATGGGCCTTGGTCCATTATCAGAGGTTACCCTGAAGGAGGTTCGTGATGAAGCTGCCAAATGGCGGGCTGTGGTTAGGCAGAACCTCGATCCGATCAAAGAGCGAGACCGCCTCCGGCGCGAGGCTGCTCGCAACCTGCATCTCCTCAAGGAGATCGCGGAAGACGCTTTCGAGAGCCGTAAGGCCGAACTGAAAGGCGACGGTGTCGCCGGCCGCTGGTTTAGCCCTCTGGAGCTGCACATACTCCCCAAGCTGGGAAAGATACCGATCGCTGACATTAACCAGACAGACATTCGTGATGCGCTGGCGCCTATATGGCACAGCAAGGCGGAGACGGCGAAGAAGGCTATCAATCGGCTTGGGATATGTTTCAAACATGCCGCGGCTCTGGGACTCGACGTCGACATCCAAGCAACCGAAAAGGCTCGCGCTCTCCTTGGGAGGCAGAGGCATAAGGCGGGCAACATTCCCGCCATGCCCTGGACAGAGGTTCCTGCTTTCTATCGCTCTCTTGGTGGCGGAACGGTCACCCATTTGGCTCTGAAGTTTTTGATCCTGACGGGGGTTCGATCGAGGCCGGTCCGATACATCCGTGAGGAGCAGATCGAAGGCGATGTCTGGACTGTCCCCGGCGAGGCGATGAAAGGCCGCAAGGACAAGACGCCTGACTTCCGGGTGCCGCTATCTGACGAGGCGCTGGAAGTCATCAAGCAGGCGCGGAAGCTCGCTCGCAATGGCTTCCTGTTCCCAAGCGTTAAGCGTGGTGTCGTCTCCGACATGACGATGTCCAGGCTCATGGAACGAGCAAAACTGGCGGCCCGCCCGCACGGTTTTCGATCGAGCCTTCGCGACTGGATCGCTGAGACGACCGACACTCCTCACGACATAGCCGAAACGGTTTTGGGTCATGTGGTGGGCGGCGCCGTCGAGCGAGCTTACAGACGAACGGATTTCTTGGAACAGCGCCGCAAACTAATGGCTAGATGGGCGCAACATGTCACCGGCCAGGGCGGTCAGGTGCTGCAACTGGTGAAGGGGTGACGTATGTTTTCGATCGAGGGGTATGAGTCTCTTCGCTCCTTTAAGAGCGCCGCGTTCAGAGCAATTTTCGGAGCCGTTTCGCGCGAAAGGTGGAAAAGATGGGAGGAGCAGAGATCCAGGGGAGAAGAAGTAACGCAATATCCTTGGGCAAATTACAATTCGGAATTAGCTGCAGAATGGTTAGTGTTTGATTTATTTTCAAAGATGACAGCCGAAGGGAAGCAAAAGCCGAAAATTCTAAGGCCTGACGGGGGCATGATTGATGTCCCGGTCAGCATCCTTCGTCCCACTTTCTACGCGCCCCACAGAGACAGCTCATTCATGGCAGCACGTAAGACAGCGTTTGAGGACAATAACATCAGCAGGAGCGATGATGATGAAAAAGTTTTCGGCATGAAGTCGCTCTCCATGAGGTATTGGGTGGTTCCGTTCCTAACAGAAGAAAGAGTATTTTATCAGCCGGAGCTAAAGGTCACGATGGACCCGACCCGGATAGAGAAGTACATTCCGATCATAGACTGGCATACAGGGTTGATCGACCTCACTCAGCTAAAAGCTTATTTGGAGATCCTCGAACTATCTCGGCAATACATAGCTGTGGCGAAAAGAGGGTCGTTCACCCTTCCGGCTTCAATGGAGAAAAGTTCGCTTTATGCTCCACACTACACCCCTCATAAGCCATTAATGCCGTTTGACGGATGTTCAATCGTCGCGCCAGCGGAGTGGTTAGAACAACTGAATATAGACAGGGGGAAAAACCTTGGCGGCGAAAGCTTCGTAGAGGATTGCACTCCCACCGAAAAGATACTGAAACTCTGGGAAGAGGGGATGAAAAGGGATGACATTTATCCCATCATCGCCGCAACTTACGGCGTTAGTCCAACAAAGGCCAAAACGCTATGGAAATATGCTGCCGTCGAGTACCCGCAGATCTCGCGATCCGGCCCCAGAAACTCGCGATCCGGCCCCAGAAAATGAATTCGTTACTCCAGTTCGAATTATTTTCTTAATTCGTACTATCTAATCTTCATCCCGCTTACAGTCTAGATTCAGCTCGTATCAACAGACAACGGGCTGAACACATGCAAATCAACGACCCTCTTCTTACGAAAAAAGAAGCAGCAGCAATCCTTGATGTAAGCATCCCGACGTTTTACCGTCGGATTGCCGACGGGTTCGTCCCGAAGCCGATCAAGATCGGTACGCTTTCCAAGTGGCCGCAGTCTGAAATCCTTAGCGTCATCGAATCTGCCAAGGCAGCACGGGACGCCTGATCATGATCGCTAGCGACGAAGAGCAACAGGCCGCTTTCGACCGGTATGCGGAGGCAAGCCGTAAAGCCCAGAAAACCTTGTCTTTCGAGGATGGTCGGCAGGCGGCGCAGGCGTGGATCGGCTTCCTGAACGCCTATCTGCCGGAGGATCGGAAATTGCCATTGACACGCGTAACCGGCGGCAATGTCGCGACATTTCCAGCTCATAGATCGAGCCCAAGTCATGGACGGTGACGACATCGACGTTCAGTGCCTCCCGTACATGCCTCTGCAGGTGGAGCGGCTTCGGAAATCCAAGGCGTGGCTACGCTGCAAGCGGAAACCTGAGCTGGCATTCTACATGGTCAATCTATGGATGCGGGCTTGGCACGAAGTCCCTGCCGGCAGCATCGAGGATGATGACGACGTTCTGGCCGATGCCGCAATGGCCTCGCCGGACGAATGGCAACGTCTAAAAGACGACATCCTGCGCGGATGGGAGCGCCGCGAGGGTAGGATCTGGCACAGCACTGTGACAGAGATTGCAGCAGAGGGTGCATCCAAGCTTCGGAAGAACAAAAACCGCACGAGCGCAGCTCGTCAGGCGCTGGCTGAGGGGCGTTCCGTTCCTGTTACAGACTCAATGACAGGCACTGTCAGCCCCACTGTGACAGCGCCTGTGACAAATAGTGTTACAGACCCCGAAGGGAAGGGAAGGGAAGAGAAGGGAAGAGAAGTATTATCAACATCTGACGATGTTGATGGCGCCCTCGACGCAAAATATGGATTCGAAGCGCGGACCATTCGCCTTTCCGAAAAAGATCTAGCCGTTTGGAGGTCGGCCTTTCCTCACATCGGTCTTGAGGCAGAGCTTTGGGCTCTCGACGAATGGGCCGGCACGAAAGGCAAACGTTGGTTCAACGCAGTTAGCAGTGCCTTGGCGAAAAAAGAGCGCGATGCAGTGGACCGCATCTCGGCGGCCCAGGCGAGTAGAGCAAGTGGGGGCGAGGCGCGTCGGCGTCCCGATCCGCGAATATGAAAACCGTCGCATCCATCCTTGCTGCGAATGGAATCCGGCTCCGTCGCGTCTTTGGCGGAAATCAAAAAACCACCTGCCCGAAATGCTCTCCGACTCGGAAGAACAAGCGCGAGCCTTGTTTGTCGGTTCGGATCGACGCGAAGGGCATTCAGTTCAACTGCCACCATTGCGGTTTCCACGGGGGCGCATTCTACGATGAACAAACTGGGCCAGATAGGCGCACAGGCATTCCAAAACAGGATGATCGATCCCGCGGTCGCCGAACATTTAGGAATTTATACGGGTAGGACGGAACGTCTGGAAGATGGTTCGAACGCTGTCGTCCCGGACGCAACCGGCAACGTTGTCGTGTTCCCGTTCATCGATGGGGCGAAGTCTGTCGGGGAGAAGTACCGAGCCCCCGGAAAGAGGTTCTGGCAACGCGCTGGCGGCCGCAAGACGTTCTGGAACGCCGACTGTATGGACGATCCAGCGTTGGAGGGCGGAACCAAGGCCCTGATCATAACCGAGGGAGAGATCGATGCTCTGACGGCGATCGATTGCGGATTTCATACAACCGTAAGCGTGCCGGACGGCGCGCCTCCGGTCAAAGAGGGTGAAGATCCGGAGCGGCTTGACGACGTTGAGCCTGAAGAAGATGCGCGAGGCAAGTTCGAATTTGTTTTCAACAATAGGGATCGCATCAAGCGGATTCAGCGGTTCATTCTGGCGGTAGACAACGACCCGCCTGGTCGTCGGCTGGCGGCGGAACTACTGCGGCGCCTCGGTGCCGCCCGATGCTCATTCGTAACCTATCCGGAGGGATGCAAGGACCTCAACGACGTCAGGATGCAGCATGGCCCGGACGAGGTCGTCCGTCTGATCCTTGAGGCAAGACCATACCCGGTGAAAGGGGTATACCGACTTTCGGACTATCCGGAAGCTGACGAGCCGCGCACCTATTCGACCGGATGGCCGGAGGTCGATGAGCATCTTCGCCTTTGGCTTGGAGAACTGCTTGTGGTCACGGGCATCCCAGGGCACGGGAAGTCAACGTGGACGATGAACATGTGCGTGAATCTTGCGCGCAGGTACGGCTTCACGATTGCTGTTGCGTCCTTCGAGATCCCGACGGTGCCGGCGCTGAGATACAAGCTCAGGCTAGCGGCCAGTGAAGAGCCAAGCTCCAGATGGACGAAAGACATCGTCTCTCATGTGGACAAGTTCATCCAGGATCATTTTGTCTTTATCGATGCCGATCCCACCGGAGAGGTCGATGAGGACATGACGCTCGAATGGTTGCTCGAGAGGGCTGCGGGTGCGGTGCTGCGCTATGGCATCAAGGTCTTGGTGATCGACCCATGGAACGAGGTGGAGCATTCCCGGCCAAAGAGCGAGAGCGAGACCCAGTATGTCAATCGGGCGCTTCGACAGATCCGCCGCTTCGCACTTCGGCATCACGTCATCGCAATCGTCGTAGCGCATCCGACCAAAGATGTCGGGAGGGGCGGGGAGGCGAGGACGCCGACGCTCTATGACATCGAAGGCAGTGCTGCCTGGTACAATAAGCCCGACCACGGTGTGGTTATCGACGTCCCTGATCCTAGCCTGAATGAGACAGTCGTATGGGTGAAGAAGGCTCGCTTCTCGTGGTCCGGAAAGAAGGGAGACGTGACGCTTGAGTACGTACCAAAGATAGAAGGTTATCGCTCAATGTCCGGTGGGCCGCCGCTGTGGCCTACCGCTTCCGCAAAGCACGAATTCGGATGATCAATGTTCAGCCTGTGAATAGCGTGGGAGAACGAGTGGCGAACACAGAAGTATTCTCGATTGTGAGCTATGATAACTGCAACCAAACCGGAGATTTCTTATGAGTGATTCGGCGTTGCAGTTCTTCCCAATATTTGATGACAGACCGCCGCTCGACTTCATCGAGAAGTGGCGGCAGCACATCACGGATACAGGTTCTCCTGAAACATTTCAGGGTATTTCTACTACGAAGCCAGAGCGGTCGGCGAACGTTGTTTTGCTTTCGGAGGAGATCCGGGTTCCTACTCCGTTGCGCCCCGGGGGCGAAAGGGTTCCTTGTCCCCTCTGCTCGCCCACGTCGCCAAAGTTTGGAATGGGAAGAATGGCCTACTTCCCTGACGACAGTGCGGCCCGCTTCATCGGGCATCGTTGCGCAAAGCATTATCTCGGTAACAATTATACGGAAGCTGAGCGCCTATTTCGTATCGAAGCAAAGTGCGGCGAGTATCTTGCGCTGTGGCCCAGGCTTCAATCTAAACTGCCATCGATTGAGCCCATTGTTCAAAAACTCTATGGCATCGGTCACCGACTTACCGACCTGCGGATGTATATAGATATCCAGGCTCCAGGGTTTGCTAGCTTCCTTCACAATGATCTCGTTGCTAAGAGGTCATTGGTTGTCACGTCTCATGATGTCGGGGCGAAGTCCTACCAAGTGCACGGCGTCGAGTTTCTCTCGCTGGACTTTGATCCGAAGGGGAAGACCGATAAGTTGATGACGGCTTGTCGTGATCTTCGACGCGGTCTACCCGCCTGGAACCACACCGAGGGCGAGAACGACGCATCAAGGGAAATTATCCGACGCGGCAATTCGATCACCAAGAGGCTGAAAGATATATCCGCACTTCGTGATTTGATCGAAGAAGCGGCCCGGTTCTTTCAGCCGAGGAACCTGCGCCTCCTTGAGCAGTGGAGGGCGACCGGGGCGTCGCCGTTTTCAGTTCTCACCTTCAAACAGGATGGCGACCGGATCGACGCTTTAGCTGAAAGTTTCGCAGGGCGATTCAATTGGTCTGTCATCGTCCCGAGCGACTTGCTCGCCAACCTGCCTCACAACGAAGAAATCAACGGTCTGGGACTATCGGAGATTACCAATTGAACGTAACAGCTGATCACCGATCGTCGGGTGCCGCAATTGAGATTTGGTACGCTATCAGAGTTTCACCTGGCGGTCAGAGAATGGCAAAGCGCCTCCCGGACGCCGCACAGGAGAGGGTAGGGGAAACTCTTCTAGAGCGTGAATGCCGTGAGAAAGGCATCACTATTTTCATGCCGTCCTTTTGGACCGTTGTTAGGCACCAGCGGACGAACAAGCTCATCGAAAAACGTTTTCCGCTTCTCGTGGGATATGCCTTCGTGAAGGTGTCAGCCCGGGAGATCGACCCTGTCAAAGCGTTCAACTACGTGTCCTACTTCCTCAGGGGCGGCGGACAGAATGGCCTGGCGACGTTCACCGACGCTCAAATCGCACAGCTCTACATTGGTGAGCTGGAAAGTCGAGAACAGCACCAGACAATGAAGCGAAATGGCGACGCGGACGTACGGAAGCATCGTCGCAAAGCTCTGAACCATCAGTTGGGACTGATCTTCCCGAAGGGACGGAGGAAGCGGGTTCCAATCCGGATGTTGGCTTCGGCGGCGATCAATAGTTTGCCGCCCAGGGCGAAAGACCGCTGCATCTCCATCCTAAAAGAGTTGGAAACCTTGGACAAAGAGGAGGCGGCTTGCATTAGGACGGTCTCCACGCTAGATTCTGCAGCGTGATTTGGGGTGTTTCAGTCGGACCTTCCTTGGGAAGATGATCAATACGACGACCCCGGCTTGCTGGAACGGGCGCTTCCAGTGCAAGGAGTCATTGCGCCCTCAGATGGTCTGTTTCCCAGCCTTTGACTTCTTATCTAGGAGAGCGCGCATTCCTGAAGTGAAGGACTTCTTCGCTTCTGCGGAAGCAGCAATTTGAGTTGCTAGAAATGTCAACACCGCTCTGACCACTTCCGCACTACTTAGGCATTCCTCATCGGACCGAGCGTGGAGCCCTTCGCTCAGTGTTTCGTGAAGGGTGCGAAGCGGATTCATACCTTGGGGTCTTAGAACCGGGGGTATTAGATCCTTGATGATGTCGATTTTTTCCGAGGTGACGCGCGTTGTTTTGGTAAGGGCGAGGGCCTCCCTGTAGCGTTCCAGGTCACCCCCATCTAATAGTTCAGTCACCTCATCTAGGAGCTTATCGATCGTCTCCTCGACTATGCGGCGGTAATACGCGAAAGCAGCAATACCGTAGCCCTGGGACTCGCAAATGAGGCCTCTGCGTAGGTAGCTCTTATGTTCACCGAGAAGGCGTTCGACTTGCCTGTTGCCCGAAATATCCCATGCAGGGTACTGCCCAACCTTGGTCACGCCGTTACGGTCATCATGGATATGGAGATAAAAGGTCCGTTTTGACTTTTGGCAGCCTGCGCAGAGGAAGACCGCCTGCACCACCTCTCCGGCAGATGGATAGTTCGTGTATCCTTTCCCGTCATAATATTCGTTAATCATTACGTACGTTTGGTCGCTCCCGCACGCAGAGCAGGCCATCTTGATGGTGGGCTTGCTGAGGTCGTCTAGCGTCTCGGGCACCCGCATGTCGAACGGGCGATAGAGTGAATACGTCTCAAGAAACTGCTTGTCCGGCATTTGTACCGCCCATTCCGAATCTGCTGACCCGGCAGAGGAGCACGTCCACCACAGATTCGGAAGGCAGCCCAAGCCTGTTCCCCCGCTATCCACAGCATCCAACAGCCGCTCAGATCGGTAGATGAACTATGACAGGGCCGGGCAGTGCAGAGCCGCATGGCCGATCGCCGAAGGAAATTCAGCCGGTCCGACAGAGTGTTACTCGTCCACCAGATCGAAGATTGGCTCTCGTTTCCGTCCGCAGGTTTCACATTGTAGGAAGACCTTGGCGTAGCGCCCAGAAGGTTTGAACACTGCTGGTTGACCATCATAGACAGTCTTTACGGGTGGCATGTAGTACCGCTCAGTCTCGAAGCATACGATTGTCGCTCCACATCCCGGGCACGTCGACGCTCCCCTCATTCAGTGCTCCCAAGGTTAACCCATGCCAGTGTTGACGAAGCTCGCCGTGATCAGTGGCAGTGCAGGCTGCCTGCCTTCCTATCCATATGACAGCACTTGCCAGGAGGTGAATCCTTTCGGCATCCCCCGCCGTGCGGCCACGCCTGACCGGTCGCGGCTACAATGATCGCTGCGGTAATAACGAACTTGATAAATGTCATGGTTGTCCCTCACCCCCGAGACAACCATACAGGCAATGCAGAAGGAGTCGAGTCCCTCGGCTTCACGGTTCACGTTGTTGGTTCTGAAGGTGCCAATGCCTAAACTCAAGACCATCAAGCCACTGGTCGGCACCATTAAGCCGCTGGTTGGCAGGATGTCGGGCGAAAAGGCGAGGGACGAGTACCGAAGCAACACCCAGCCCTGGCGCGCATGGTACAAAACCGCTGAATGGGAAAGACTGAGGCGCGGAGCGTTCGAGCGGGATCTCTACACCTGCCAGCGTTCAGGCGAGATTTGCGCCGGCACCGGCAATGATCCCAATGCACCGGTGGCAAACCACAAAGTACCGCATCGAGGCGACCCGGTGCTCTTCTGGGACATCAACAATATCGAGACGGTAACCAAGCGCATCCATGACAGCCTCATCCAGGCTGAGGAAAAACGGCTTGTGATAGGCATTTAACAATTCGGAGCATCAGACGTAAGGGGCCGGCCAACCGCACTCACTTACGGTCAAGTCTTCTTTATCAGGAATTCGGCGACGGCACCTAACGCGCCAATCAGTGTTCCTATCGCAAGTATCGGGCCGCCTGGGTATTCCGCCGTCCGCACCAGAATAAGACGCAGGGCCGCACCCAAAACAAACAGGCACGCCAGGCCGGCGATATACAACATTGTGATGCTCCAGAAATACAGCTGGAACGACCCAAACGTGCCAATCAGGAAGAAAGCAAAGTAGTCGATCACTTGGCTGGTGGCGCTGTACGACCATGGATTTCCATCGAAGGAAGCGGCGACGGAAAAGAATGTCGTCATGAACAGAGCCACGAAGATCGCAGCGAAGATCACAAAGCACACCACGACGTTCCTAATCACATAATCAGCAGCCCCCCTGGCAGACGTGATCCAGTCGACTCCGAACCGGGCTTTTAGAAGCAATACAGCTGATGAAATAACCCCGATGGCTGCAAAGGTGACATCGAACGGGTTAAGACGAAGCAGCTTTATCGAAGGAAGAATGCTCAAAAGCAGCACGCCTGTGATTAACCCAACCATCTTCCGCTGGTTGGGCGACGTTTGAAACCGTCGAAGCCAGTGGAGGTCGCGATTATCATCCAACCACGCCCAGAACCGGATCACCTTGTCGTTGAGATCAGACTTCGCTTTGGCCGAGGTAAGCCAATCCAACAGTTTCGCGAATGCGGAGGCTGCCGCTGCCCACAGGACAAACGCGGCGACGAATCCCGCTATGCCTGGATAAGCTTCGATCATAACAGTGCCCCCACCTTGGGCACACTCTACCATCGTGATTGCGAACCGCAAACAGGCGGGGGGTATGTCGGTCTGAAAACCGAAGAGGCGGCCGGACCCGCGTCCCCCACATGTAGAGATTTTTTCTTATCTGAGAGTTTCCAGCCGGAAACCTGAGTGGAAACCATGACAAAAGAGAACAAGCCCATCGACTGGGTCGGCATCGAAAATGACTACCGTGCTGGCGTCTTGAGCATCCGGGACATCGCCCGCTGGTACGGGGTTTCCCATACCGCCATCAACAAGCGGGCCAAGTCCGAAAATTGGAACCGGGCGGCGCAACCGAAGCACCTCGACCGGCGAGAGCCGGTGGAACGCCTGTCGACGCCGGTCGAGGCTGCAGCTGATCTGTCCGAAAAGGGAAAGGCTCTTGCTGGTCGCATGATGGACGAGCTTGATGCGGTGACCTCGCTGCACGGCGAGCTTGAGGACATGATCTGCGCAGAGGAGAGCGATTCACGCCGGCGTCAGTCCCTGCTTCGCGCGATCTCGTTGGGAGAGCGGGCAAAGACGCTGAAAGACATCAGCGCCACGCTAAAAGCTTTCTCTGAGGTTGCTGCACCTGCCGGAAAGAAGGCAGCCCGAAAGGATGCGGCTGCTGCCGCCGCCGCGGGCGGAAAGTTCGCGCAACGGCCGGGCCCGAAGTTGGTGGTCGATAACAAGTGACGCCGCACTGGACGACAGCTTGTCCTGACTGGGAAGCACGGATTGTTTCGCAGCGGTCGCTGATACCCATGCGGCCGCTCTTCCCAAGCGAGGCCGAATATGCGTTGAGCGTCTTTAAGGCGCTCAAGGTCACCGATTTGCCAGGCCAGCCGACCTTTGGCGAAGTGAGCGACCAGTGGGTGTTCGATTTCGTTTCCGCGATCTTCGGCGCCTATGACGCTGAGACTGGCAAGCAGCTCATCACCGAGTTCTTTCTGCTGATCAGCAAGAAGAACACGAAGTCCACCATCGCCGCTGCGATCATGCTGACGGCGCTGATCATCAATTGGAGGCACAACGAGGAGCTGCTGATCCTCGCGCCGACCATCGAGGTGGCGCAGAATAGTTACAAGCCGGCGGCTGCCATGGTCAGGGCAGATCCGGAACTAGACGCGAACGCCGACGAAGGTGGGATGCTCGTGGTCCAGGATCATCTTCGGACGATCAAGCACCTCGGCACCGATGCGGCACTGAAGGTGGTTGCTGCCGACACCGATACTGTTTCCGGTAAGAAGGCGGGTCGGATCCTGATCGACGAGCTTTGGGTGTTCGGCAAGAGGGCAAATGCTGACGCGATGCTTCGGGAAGCGACAGGCGGGCTGGTGTCGCGGCCAGAAGGGTTCGTCATCACGCTGTCGACACAGAGCGACGAGCCGCCGGCAGGTGTTTTCAAGGCGAAACTCGATTACGCACGCAATGTGCGCGATGGAATGATCGAAAACCGCAAGTTCCTGCCGGTTATCTACGAGTTTCCGCCGGAAATGATCAAGACCAAGGCCTACGAGGATCCTTCGAACTTCTACGTCACCAATCCCAACCTCGGACGCTCGGTCAGCCAGGAATGGCTCCAAGACGAGATGACAAAGGAACTCTCAGGCGAACGCACGACGCTCGCCACCTTCCTTGCCAAGCATCTGAACGTCGAAATCGGCATGAACCTCCGAGCCAACCGGTGGCCAGGAGCCGATCTTTGGGGCAGGCGGGCAGACAAGAAGATAACGCTCGAATACCTGCTTAAGGTCTGCGACGTCATCGTTCCTGGACTGGACGGCGGTGGCCTAGACGACTTGTTCGGCCTCGCCGTCGTAGGTCGCCACAAGATGACCCGTGAATGGCTCTGCTGGGCGCATTCCTGGTGCCATAAGGGCGTATTGCAACGACGCAAGACCATCGCGTCAAAGCTTCGGGATTTTGCCGAAGCCGAGGAACTGACGATCGTCGACGACGAGCTCGATGATGTTTCGGAAATCATAGAAATTATCTCTCGCATCAAGGATGCCGGATTGCTGGCATGTGTCGCGGTCGACCCGGCCGGCCTCGGTGAAATGGTCGAGGGGTTGGATGAGATCGGCGTCACACAGGAGGATGGCCTCCTGATCGGCGTGCCTCAGGGCTACCAGCTGATGAACGCGATCAAGACGAGCGAGCGCAAGCTTGCAAACGGCACGCTCCTGCATTCGGGCGCCACCATCATGCAGTGGTGCGTGTCAAACCTGAAGATCGAGCCGACGGCTACAGCCATACGGGCGACGAAACAGAATGCCGGTGACGCGAAGATCGACCCGGTAATGGCGATGTTCAATGCCGTGACGGTGATGAGCCGCAACCCAGAGCCAAAGCGAAAACCGCAATTCCAGATGCTGGTCGTCGGCGGCCGCTGAGAAGGAAGCCCAACATGAACAGGATGTATTCGGTCCTGACCGTCAAGGCGGTCGAGGAAGAGCAGCGCATTATCCGCGGCACGGCCACCACACCCAACCCGGACCGGGTGGGAGACATCGTCGAACCCATGGGTGTCCAGTTCAAGAACCCTATGCCACTGCTGCATCAACACGACCACGACAAGCCGGTCGGCACGGTGACCTTCGACAAGCCGACCAAAGACGGCATCACCTTCGAAGCCAAGCTTCCGACGATTCAGGAGCCTGGGCCACTTCGTGATCGTGTCGAGACCGCCTGGGGTGAGATCAAAGCCGGTCTGGTCCGTGCCGTTTCCATCGGTTTCCGTGCTCTCGAATATTCGTGGATGGACGACGGCGGTATCCGCTTCATCGCCACGGAAGTCCTCGAGCTCTCCTTAGTCTCCGTTCCGGCCAATGCCGACGCGGTGATTTCCACCATCAAGTCGATCGATCGCCCTTTGCTTGCCGCGACCGGCAAAGAGCCGAAGGCGGATGATCGGCCTGCTCGTCCCGGCGCCTCGGGGAAAAAGACCCACTCCGTCAACCTCAATCCGAAGAAAGATACGGATATGAAAACAACCGCAGAACAGATCGCGGCGCTGGAAGCCTCTCGCCAGGCAAAGGCCGCGCGCATGGCAGAAGTCATGCAGAAGTCCATGGACGAAGGCCGCTCCACCGATGCCGCTGAACAGGAAGAATTCGACACCATGGAAAGCGAAGTCGAGGCGATTGACGGCGATCTGAAGCGCCTCCGCGCGCTCGAAAAGGCGCAAGCCATTGCCGCAAAACCCGTGATCCCCTCCGCCGTGAAGTCGGCCGCTGCCGGCACCGCGGTCCGCACCGGTACGGTCTCTCTGAAGGCGGCCGATCCGGACAAGGGTATTCGCTTCGCTCGTTACGCCAAGTGCCTGGCGATCGCGCACAAGACCCACCAGCCGGTCGTCAATATTGCCGAAGGTCTTTACGGCAAGACCGACCCCGATCTCGTCGACATCGTGAAGGCGGCCGTCTCTGCGATGACGACGGGGAACACCCCTGCACTCATCGGAAACGAAGGCGGCTTCGCTGACTTCGTGGAGTTCCTCCGCCCGATGACCATCCTTGGTCGCTTCGGCACCGGCAACATCCCGTCGCTGACCCAGATCCCGTTCCGCATCCCATTCATCTCGGAAACCTCCGAGACCGATGCGCAGTGGGTCGGAGAGGGCAAGGGCAAGCCGCTGACCCGGTTCACCCTCGATCGCGGTGAACTGACGCCACTCAAGATCGCGACCATCGCCGTGCAGACGATGGAGCTCATCCGCGACAGTTCTCCCTCGTCGGACGTGCTCCTGCGCAACTCGCTCGCCAAGGCGGTCGCCAAGCGGTCGGATGTCTCGTTCATTGATCCGACCTCTGCCGGCGTCAACGGTGTCCGGCCTGCGTCGATCCTTAATGGCGTCGCCCCGGTGGCAAACAGCGCCGCGACCGGCGCTGACGGTGTTCGCGAGGACGTGCAGGCGATCATCGGCGCCTTCGTGGCGGCCAATAACCCGCTCACCTCCGGGGTGTGGGTCATGGGCGGCACCTATGCCCTTCGGCTAATGATGATGCTCAACCCGCTGGGTCAGCGGGAATTTCCCGGCATCACCATGCAGGGCGGCACGTTCTTCGAGCTGCCGGTGATCGTCTCCAATTACCTGGGTGACTATGTCGCGCTGGTGAATGCGGAGGACATCTACCTCGGTGACGAGGGTGGGGTCGACATCGCCATGTCCACCGAAGCATCGCTGGAGATGGTCGACAATCCCACGCAGGATTCCGGCGTTGCCGATCCGGTCGAGACCACGGTCGTTTCCATGTTCCAGACCAACAGCGTGGCATTCCGGGCCGAGCGCACGCTCAACTGGGCCCGCCGTCGTCCCAGTGCCGTCTCGTGGATGGACAACATCACCTGGGGTGATCCCGTCGTCGTGCCCTAACCCGACGGGTTGAACCTGACGACACTGCCGGCCGTGATCGCGCGGCCGGCTTCCCTGATGGAGAGCGCCATGAAATCGCAGTCCTACATGACGCGGGCAATGCGAGCCCGTGATCCCCGTTTCGCAACCATCCTCGGCAAACTCGGCTACGAGCGCGGCGACGTGACCGCAGAGCAGCCCCAAGACGATCGGGAGCCCTCGGCAAAGGCTACAGCAGCGAAGAAAGATGATCCCCTACTTGATCTCAGGAAGCAGTACCAGGAGCTCGTCGGCAAGCGGCCATTCCATGGATGGGATGCTGATGTCCTGAAGGACAAGATCGCCGAGGTAAGGACAGCTAAGTGATGCGCATCCTGGGGATCAACATAGGTCGCAGCAAATCGACAGCAAAGGCGATGGCGCCGGTTTCGCGTGGCCGCCGCGGCTGGTTCAGCATCCTCGAAAGCTATCCGGGCGCCTGGCAGCACAATGTCGAGGTAAAGTTCGACAGTGTCTTGTCCAACCATGCCGACTTTGCCTGCCGGACCCTTATTGCGTCCGACATCGCCAAGCTGCGCATCAAGCTCGTCCAGAAGGACAGCGACGGCATCTGGTCCGAAACAACCAATCCTGCCTATTCGCCCGTCCTGCGTAAGCCGAACGGGTTTCAAAATCGCATCCAGTTCATGGAAGCGTGGGTTCTGTCGAAGCTTCAGCGCGGCAACACCTACGTTCTCAAGCAGCGCGACAATCGCGGCGTAGTGACGAAGCTGTATGTGCTGGATCCCAACCTGGTCACTCCGCTCGTCTCCGATGTCGGGGACGTATTCTATCAGCTGAACGTCGATAACCTTGTAGGCGTTGCGGAGAGCATCGTCGTACCGGCTCGTGAGATCATTCACGATCGATACAACTGCTTCTTCCACCCGCTTGTCGGCATGTCGCCGATCTTTGCAGGTGGCCTGGCCGCTATGCAGGGTCTGGCGATCCAAAATGACAGCACTCTGTTCTTCCAGAATGGTGCGCAGCCTGGCGGGGTCCTGACCGCTCCCGGCGCCATCGAAGACGCTACAGCAGCTCGGATCAAAGAATATTGGGACACCAACTTCGCTGGTGAAAACTCTGGCAAAGTGGCAGTTCTTGGCGACGGCCTGAAATACGAACCCATGAAGGCGAAGGCCGTCGACACGCAGCTGATTGAACAGCTGCAGTGGAGCGCTCAGGTCATCTGCTCCACCTACCACGTGCCGCCGTACAAGATCGGCATCGGTGAAATGCCGACGTTCAACAACATCCAGAGCCTGAACATCGAGTATTACTCGCAGTGCCTGCAGGTGCTGATCGAATCTGTCGAGCTATGCCTCGATGAAGGTCTCGAAATGAACGAGGGAACCGGTACCGAACTCGATACCGACAATCTACTGCGCATGGACAGCGTGACGCAGATGGAGGTTCTCGACAAGGCCAAGAGCGTGATGACGCTCGACGAGCGCCGCAAGCGTCTTGACCTGAAGGGCGTTACAGGCGGCGGAACGATCTATCTGCAGCAGCAGGATCACTCGATCGAGGCCATCGCGGCGCGGGACAAGCTTCTCATCGAACAGGCCAATAATCCGCCCTCAGAAGATGCTGCCTCGACAGGGGAGCGCAATGCTGAGTGGCATGAAGCCCGAAGCCTCTTAATGAGTGCATTGCTCCGGAAAGAGCTAGGCCTAGCCGCATAGACCCTGTGAAAGGTGCGGGAAGTATATTCAGTCAGCGACATCTGGATATCTGGGGCTTACGGCCATGCCGCCGTATAGGTTTCGCTGGCCTTCGATGGTTCGAGTAAATTGTGCGAAATGTTTGTCGCCATAGATGTCTTGGTATTTGATCCTAATGCGCATTGCTATCTGGATTTTCCCCGAAGCAACGGCGGAGGCCAATCCGTCCAATAGTTGCGTCGTGTTTGCGGCATGGAACTGGATTGTACCGCCACCCCCAATGATCGACTTATACGGCTGTAGAACTAGGTCATCGAAGTCAGTAGCGACAATCGTCGTTGACGCGAGGCATTTTGAACCAACATGGGTAATCGTCGCTGGAGACTGACCAAAGTTCTTAAGCCGCACTACCGCGTAAAGCATACCATCTTGCGTTCCTTCAGGCACCTCGGCGCCGTCGAGAACCATGTATGCCCGTAATTGTTTCCTGGCTGTGTCTTGCGTGACTGACAGGGCGGATTGGGCGACTTTCGTTGCCTTTCTCGCCTCACTGACAGAACCAAACGCAAACCACGCCGCCGCACCACTCGCAGCCACGGTCACGAATGAGAGAATCAGTGCAGCCGCGCTGATATAGAACATAGGAGCAGCATATTGAGCGACCTGTTCGGACGACTCTGCAACCGATCTTTGGACTGCGAGATTTTCATCTTCTCGGCGTTCGTCCCTATTGCTTTTCTCTGCGTCGGCTTGATCCTTCTCTTCCTGTGTTGGGTCAGGAATAATCCGAACTGGTACAGAATACTCGTCGCGTTCATTGCCTCGGGCGTGCTGCTGACCATGACGGTCTTCCTCAGTCTGCTCCTGGCCAACACTGCAATTGAGGCTCGAAAGCAGAAAGCAGCCTCCGAGCAATACCACTGTAAGAAACCGCATCCCTGAAATCTCCGAAAATTACCGGCCGGCATAGTGCATGCCGTCGACCGCAAGTCGAGCGACCTATCGGCTTTGGCTTGCCGCAACTTGTCCCGTTTCGGCGGCATCTCTCTTTATTGAAGGAATCGGCATGAACATTGGCGAACTGAAAGCGCTGATGGCTGAGCTAGCGCCTGTCATCCGAGAATATGTCGACGCGACTGTCAGACCGCTTCAGGACCGTGTACGGGAGCTTGACGCTCGCCTAAGTAGTTTGCCAACACCTCGTGACGGCAATGATGCCGACATGGGCCAGGTGCGCCAGATCATCGGTGAAGAGCTTGCCGGCATCAGGAGCGCGATCGATGCAATTCAACCCGCTCCGGAGCTTCCTGACATACCCGGAATGATCGATGAAGGCGTAAAGGCAGCCGTGGCCGCTATTCCGGCCCCACGGGATGGCAAGAGCGTGACCGTCGATGACCTGGCGTCACTGATTGCGTCGGAGGTGGAGAAGTACATCAGCGAGCTTCCTAAGCCGAAGGACGGAGCAGACGGTAAGGATGGGATCGGATTGGCAGGCGCGCTGATCGATCGCTGCGGCGAGCTCGTGGTCACATTGAGCAATGGCGAGACCAAGAACCTTGGCCCGGTCGTCGGTCGTGATGGCGTCGATGCAAAGGGCGAGGACGGAAAAGACGGTCTCGGTTTTGACGACCTCGATGTCGTCTATGACGGCGAAAAGACCATCACGTTGAAATTCGTGAAGGGCGAGCGCGTCAAGGAGTTTGCCTTCTCCATGCCCGTCGTCATCGACCGCGGCGTCTACCGTGACGGCAATGAGTACAAAACCGGCGACGGCGTGACCTGGGGCGGCAGCTTCTGGATTGCCCAGAAAGATACTTCATCCAAGCCCGACACAGACAGCGACTGGCGTCTGTCGGTAAAGCGGGGCCGGGACGGCAAGGCGGGAGAGGTAAAGCCTGCGAAGTCATCCCAACCCGTTCGGGTTGGCGTTCCGGCGAAGGTGGAATGACATGGCGCTCGTCATTCTCGCACAGGTCAACCTAGCGCTCCGGCTCGATCTCGTCGAGAACGATGAGCGCATTCCCGACATCGAGTTGAAGATCAAGCAAGCTGAAGACGCCGTCGTCGATTACCTCAAGAAGGCCGACCATGGCTGGACGGAGGCGACCGTCCCCGGTCGGGTCTCGGCAGCGATCCTGCTCGTTATCCAGAGCTTGCTCGACGAGGCCGACACCGGCGGTTTGCTGGCTGGTCTCGGCACCGGTGATCCGAAAAATCCTGTCGTCGCGCTTCTCTACCGCCTTCGCGATCCAGCCATAGCTTGAAAGGAACACCACATGACCCGCGTTCGCTTCACCCAGGACTTCGACTACAAGCCCACCTCCCAAACGACCATCGGCTACAAGGCTGGTATGGAACAGACAGTTAAGCGGGAATGCGCCGAACAGGCGATTGCTGCCGGCAAAGCAGAGGAACTTCCAGAACATTCTCGCCAGGTAGAGGCGAAGGCCGCAGGGAAATCCAGCGATGGCGTTAAGTAGACCGCCAACCGCACAGGAGCTGCATCACCGCGTTGCTTTCGACAGGCGTGTTCAGACAAATGACGGCGCGGGGAACCGACGAGGCGCGTTTCAGGAGCAGTTCAAGGTATGGGCTGCTTTCCGCTCTCGTGGCGGTTCAGAGAGCGTCATGGCCGAAAGGCTGGAAGGTCGCAACATCATTGGCGTTTATCTTCGTTCTTCCGCGCAAACGCGGAAAATCACGAGCGACTGGCAGATGAGGGATGCTCGCACCGGTGAGAAATACGCCGTCAGGATTGTCGACGCTGTGACCGACAGCAGGTGGGTCTATCTCGAGGCCCGGACTGGAAGCGCTTCCTAATGAAAACGAAAGCGAAGTTCCTTGGTCGCGACACTACCATGCGCCTGTTGCGGGATATCGTGCCCGAAGCCGAAAAGGAGCTGGCGAAGGCGCAGATGGATGGCGCCCGGACACTCGCGAAGAAGATCAAGCCGCGCGCTCCCCGCTCTACGGGGGAATACGAGGCAAGCATTCATGCTGATCTCCTGGTCAACCGCCCTGGACAGCGCGCCATCGGCAAAGGGATCAACAACGAGACCAAAGACCCGAACGCCACCGGGGTCTTCGCCGATTACATCTGGCGCTTTCTTGAGTTCGGTACCGTGAAGATGCGGAAGCGGCCTCACATCTTTCCGACCTATCGGCAGGAGCGCCCGCGCATCCGCAGGAAGATGGCGGGCGCCGTCCGGAAGGCCCTCAAGGGGATCAAAAGCAAGTGACGACCTCGCCATCGCTTGAGCTTCAGGTTGCGATTGTCTCGCGCCTGACGAACGACGCTGCGCTTGCGGCACTCGTCGCAGATCGCATCTATGACGACGTGCCTGAAGATGCCGTTTTCCCGTACATCACCGTCGGAGAGGGGGATGAGACGAGCGACGACATTGAGTGCGCGCCCGGGTTCGAAATCTCCCTCGACGTCGATGTCTGGTCCCAGGCGGTCGGATTCCCAGAGGCCAAACAGATCAGCAATGCCATCAGGCAGGCGCTCAAATCTCCGGACCTCACCCTGCCGGTGAATGCGCTTGTCTACTTCCAGCACCGGCAAACCCGCTTCCTTCGCGATCCTGACGGCAAGACACGCCACGCCGTCCTGACCTTCGAAGCGTTCGCAGAGCAACCCAAAACGCCATAACAGGAGACCCGACATGGCTGAACCTACCACGATCCGCGGCGGCATGGTCCGAGTGCTGCTCGGCAACGCTGCCACACCTATCGTCTATGCCGCACCGTGCGGTTTCACCCAGCGGTCGGTCACGATCAACAAGGGCCTCGAAGAGGTGAATATTCCGGATTGCGAAAACCCGGACGCCGTCAACTGGGTCGGCCGTGACGCGACCTCCCTCTCCATGTCGATCAGCGGCGAAGGCCTTCTTGCGGAGGAGAGCGTCGAAACGTGGATCGATGCGGCGGAGAACGTTGAATCCGTTCCGCTGAAGGTCGAATGGGAGTTCCCGACGAAGACCATCACCTGGACTGGCAAGGCTCACGTCGAGAGCTTCGAAGCCGGCGCTGTTGATGGCCGTCGCGTCACCGGCAATGTCTCGCTCCAGAGCGACGGCAAGATGACCCGCGTTGTCACCCCGGCGGCACCCTGATGAGCAGAGACGGTTCTTCCGAGCTGCCCTTCAATGGGCGGCGCACGATGTTCAAGCTCTCCTGGCGGGAGCTGATGAAAATACAGGAGGCCTGCGATGCCGGCCCCTATGTCGTCCTCGATCGCCTCGTTTCCGGCCGCTGGCGACTGCAGGATATTTCGGAGGTCATCAAGTGGGGTCTGATCGGTGCAGGCATGCCCCAGAACGATGCCTTGAACCTCGTCGAGGCTGAAGTCGAAGGCAGGCCACCGCTTGAAAACCTCGTGATAGCGCAGAAGGTCCTCGGTGCTGGCGTGATTGGCACGACGGAGGAGGAAGTCGGAAAAAAATCCGAGGCGGCAAGTCAGGGAAGGCGGAAAAGCCGCTCCCGAACGGGAAGTTCCGATTTGCCGCCATCATCGCCAACGGGATAACGATGGGCCTATCGCCGCAAGAGGTGCTTGGCCTGTCGGTGTTTGAGTACCTGGCCGCGCTCGACGGGTTCAGCGAGGCGAATGATCCAGACAGCCACAAGAGGCTGTCGGATGCAGAGAAGGACGAAATCTGGGCGAGGCTCTAAATCAGCCGCCCGCCTTTAACTGCTCGTCGTAAGTGATGAACCCGTCCTGTCTGCACTTGTCGCGGATACGCTTCTCCTCACCGAATTGCGATACGCGATGAGGCTGCAGCGCTTCGAGGCATTTTGCTCGCTCGGACTGAAAGGCGGCGCGCTCCAAGCCTCTCTCCTGCGCGGCGGACGCCGCCTGCGCACTACGGTACTCTGACCAGGCGAAATAACCGCCGCCAGCGATCACAACCACGCAAGCCGCCGCAATTAGTCCCTTCAGCCACCCATCCATAGGAGTTCCCCTTGGCCACAGACAACGAACAGTTGGTGTTGAGCATAAGCGCGGACACTCGTCAAATCCAGCGCCAGCTGAAGTCGCTGGTTGGACAGACGCAAGCCAACACCAAGGCCATCGAGGATGCGTTCAAAGGCATCGACAAGTCCGCTTCTGGGGCATTCAACGGCGTTGCGGCGAACAGCAATCGTGCGTTCGGGGCTGGGGTCAAGGGGGCCCAAGATTTCGAGCGGGCGATGAACGGCTCGCGGGTCCAGACTGCGAACCTGGCTGCCCAGATCAACGACATCGGGGTCCAACTGGCCGGTGGGCAATCGCCTTTCTTGATTGCTCTCCAACAGGGATCACAGATCAACCAGGTGCTGGGACAGGGCGGCGCTCGTGGTGCCGTGGGAGCCCTCGCCGGGGCCTTCACCTCGCTCATCAACCCGGTATCCTTGGCAACCATCGCGATTATCGCGGGCGGCGGCGCGCTGGTCCAGTATTTCACCGAATTGCTGACCGGATCGGAAGAGGCGGAAACCTCGCTCAAGGAGCAGGAGAAGATCATCCGCTCTGTTGCGGAAAGATGGGGTGATGCCATCCCTCCGCTTAAGGAATATGTCGAAAATCTGGATCGCGCCAAAGAGGTGGCTGACGTTCAGGAGACTGGCGCTGTCGTCGCTGCACAGCAGTGGGAGATTGTGAGGGATGCGGTAGCGGGGTTCGTTGAGGAGCAGGAGGCTTTGATCAGCGTCCTTAATGCGGCCTCGAATGCAACCGGTTCGCAGCGGACGGACATCTCAGACCTGGGCTCTGCGTGGCTTGATCTGCAGCAGAAGGTGAAGGACGGCACCGCGACACAGGAGGACTTCGACAGGGTGCGCGCCGCCGCAACCCGGGCGGCTGCGACGACTGGCGTTGATGAACTGGAAGCTTTTGGAACCCAGCTTGGTATCCTGAACGCACAGATCGATGGGCCTCTGGCGAAACTGCAGCAGCTGCAGACTTTGATGAGCGGCCAAGCCAGGATGCTTGATCCTAGGACTTGGCGCGGTGCGGGCCTTACGCCGTCAGAGGACGGGAACATCCAGAATCCCGGCTTCATGACGCCCGAAGAGGGGCCTTTTCCAGCGCGTCGGCCGCTCATTGAACTGGAAGGGCTCCCCGAGACTGGCGGCCGGAAGGGTAGGGGCCGCGATGCAGAAGCCGAACGGATCAAACGCGAGAAAGAGGCGGTCGTCGAGCTGATAGCCCAGCTCGAACACGAGCAAAGCCTAATCGGCATGACTGCAGCCGAAAGGGCGGAAGCGAACGCGCTCCGCCGCGCCGGTTCCGCCGCCACGGACGAGCAGCGCGCCAAGATATCCGCCCTTGTTGAGGCTACCTATGCGGAACGTGAGGCCATCAAGGCCAGCGAAGAGGCGATGCGTGACCTGCAAGACATCGCAGCTGATGTCCTTGGCGGCCTTGTCGACGACCTTCGCCGCGGTGTCAGCGGTGCGAATCTTCTCGCCAATGCCCTGAGCCGGGTTGCTGATCGCATCCTCGATTCCGCATTCGATTTCAGCGGCGCCACAGGCGGGAAAGGCAAAGGCCTGTTCGGCGGCGTGATCATTCCCGGCATTCTGCACAAGGGCGGCGTTGCTGGCCGCCATGGCTACGGTCATGGCCGCGCGGTACCGTCGTCGGTGTTTTCTGGTGCTCAGCGGTACCACTCAGGCACCATGGGAGCGGGTGGACCGTCTCTCCGACCTGGGGAGGTTCCTGCGATTTTGGAGCGAGGAGAGATTGTCCTGCCGAAAGGCTCGCGCGTCGGTGGAACAACTCCTTCGATCACCTTCGCTCCCCAAATCGACGCCCGCGGCGCTTCAGCCGAGGCAGTAGCTAGGCTTGAGGCAGCTATGGACAAGCAGCAGCGGGATTTCGCCGCGAACGTCCTTACGACGATGCGCAAGGCTCGGAAAACGAGGGACTGGCAGTGACGATCGTCTACCCTACCAACCTCGTCGACACCTTCCCCGGCTGGAGTACGGACTTCGAGCTTCATTACCGCCAGGAGCAGAGCCGTACCGCAGGCGGCAAGACCTATGTGAAGGACCTTGGCTCGCCGCTATGGCGCGCAACCTATCAGTCGAAGACACTGACCCCGAACACGCTCGATGAATGGCGGGCGCGGCTGGATGCGATGGAGGACGGCCTTCAGACCTTTCGTGCCTGGCACATGCCGCGGATGTATCCGATTGCCTATCCGAACGGGAGTTGGCCGACGGGCGGCGCGTTTTCGGGAACGGGGGCCGTGGGAACGATCAACACCAACCGGAAAGCCATTGCCGCATCCGGCTTTCCAGCGGGTTTCACCTTCAAGATCGGCGACCTGGTGCAGATCGGAGACTCGGATCTTCATCGGGTCATGGAAAACGCGACGTCGGGACAATTCGAAATCCGGCCGCATCTCTGGCCCGGCGTCTCGATTGGCGCGGCGCTGAAGGTGCTGAGACCCTCCTGTATCATGTCGATCGTTCCCGGCAGCATATCCAGTACCGCCGATCTTGCGACCGGTCGCGGCCGGATCACGTTTGAAGCTATGGAGGCGCGTTGATGCGAGCACTATCACCAGAGAACCAAGCCGCTCTTTCCGAGCGTCGGCTGGTTGCGCGTGATTTCCTGTGGATCAAGGCGCGCACCTTCGATACTGGCGAGCCGTTCTCCTACGGCTTCTGGTCGGACGTCGGGAATATTGCCGCGCCGGTACTTGATCCGGATACAAACACGGATGTGGTCCGAAACTTCGAAGGCGCCGGCACTCTGATCGAGGTGAGCGACATTCCGCTCGTTTCGAACATCAGCGTTCGTAACGCGACGATCACGCTGTCCCAGATCAACGAGGCGGTCGAGAGCGTCGTCAGAGGCTATGACCTGAAGCAGGCGGGCGTCGAGATCTATCGTGGCCTGTTTTCGCCGGAAACCCGCAATCTTGTGGCTCCCGCCTTCTGCCGGTTCGTCGGCTTCGTCGACGACATCGAGATCACCACACCGGAAGAGGGTGAAGCCGGAAGTATCGTCCTGACCTGCGCTTCCCATACGCAGGAGATGACGAGGAGCAACCCGGACACCCGCTCGAACGACAGCCAGAAGCGCCGCAACGCCAGCGACAATTTCTACCAGGACACGACAACAGTCGGGGAATGGGAATTCTTCTGGGGCGGCAAAACCGGAAAGCTGGATACGGCCGGCGTGCAGCGCATCGGCGTCAACGTCCCGTCCGCATCATGATCCGCGCCGCGGTAGCCTCTGACAAGAACCGGGTTCTTTGCATGGCAAGGGCATTCCATGCTGCCGCCGACCTGCCGTTCGCGTTCTCGGCTCCGAAGGCGTCGATGCTGTTCGATGCGGCATTGGCCGACGATGATCGGCTCTGCCTGATCTACGAACAGGACGGCGTTGCAGTTGGTGTGCTTGCCGCACATGCGGCCCCTCACTTGCTAGCGCCGGTAAAGGCCGCTCACGAAATCATGTGGTGGATCGACCCGGAATATCGGGGCCAGGCGGCAAGCCGGATGCTCGCCGCCTACGAGGATTGGGCAAAGTCGCGTGGCTGCGTGCTAATCCATATGGTGGGGCTCGGATCTGATCCCATCACTTCGCGTCTTTACGAACGGCACGGCTATCGTGCTGCCGAACGTCATTTCATGAAGCCGCTCACGTCTTAAGGTTCCGGATCAGACATGGCACTTTTTACCAGCGCCGCTCTCGGTGCGGGACTGTTCAGTCTTGGCAGCGGGTTCCTGGCGACCGTCAGCGCGATCGCGCTCAATGCCGCCGTTGGTATCGGCCTGCAAATGGCAGTGTCGGCCCTCCAGAAGAAACCGGGAGAGCCGGAGCCGCTCGGCGTGCGCGGCAAGATGCAGTCGGGTGGCGATGTTGCGCGCTCGATCATCATGGGCCGCCGGGCCACTGCTGGCTCTCTCGTCTACGCCAACACCTGGGGACAGGCGGGCAAAACGCCGAATGCGTATTTCACGCAGGTAATCGCGCTTTCCGACATGCCCGTCTCAGCGCTGACGGCGATGTGGGTGAATGGCGAGCCGGTCACTATCGACACGGCCGATACCACGCTTGCGAACGAGCGCGGCTATCCGGTGGTCGAATATCGCGCCGATGAAGGTGATTGGCTCTGGGTGAAGTTCTACGATGGAACGCAGATCGTCGCCGATCCCTTCCTTGTCGGATCTGTCGGATCGGAAGACCGCCCGTACGAGGCGACGCGCGTCGGTCGCGGCGTTGCCTATGCGATCGTCACGGCTCGATCGAATGGCGAGCTGTTCAGCGGTTTCCCTTCATTCCGGTTCGAAGTGCAGGGGATGCCGCTCTATGACATCACCAAGGACAGCACCGCCGGAGGCGTGGGAACCCAACGTTGGAATGACCCCGCGACCTGGGGCGGCGATGGCGACCACCTGCCTGTGGTTCAGGTCTACAACATCCTGCGCGGCATCACCTATAACGGTGACTGGATCTATGGCCTGCAGAACACGCCGGCAGCTCGCTTTCCTGCCGCCGACTGGATCGCGCAGATTAATAAATGCCGCCTGCCCGTGCAGGGGG